GTGCCGTTGGTTCAAGAAGACCTCAACAACCACATGCGTATTTTCCTACAAAGCGCCGCTGTTGGTAGTGCAGGGCGCGGTGGCAAGTTTGGACAAGTGGGTAGGGGGAGAGAGACGCCGAGTTTAGTTCCGCCTTCCTTTTACTTAGCCGCGAAGGCTGTCGGTAAAATTATTGACAAGCCAAACGCTCCCGATGATTTCACACGCTTCTTTTTGCGCGGTGATAAACCAAACAAGGTAGCAAACAGAATGGCAATGGCAAACAATCCACCAACTGCATACAAAGACGAAGGGTTTGAACTCCACCCTGCCATCGTTCAAGCATCCAGCGAGAGCGGCATCTTCCGTCAAGTCGCTGAGAGCGAGGGTGATGTTGGGACGAGGCTCACAACACCGACTACACGAAGCACGCCTGCTCAAGAAGCGGAGCGCGCTGGTGAAATGACTACCGCTGGAACAGACCTAACTGATATGAGGCTTGATTCAAAAGAAGATAGGGCGAGAATGCGCCGATTCATCTCAACCGACCGCACAAACATTCGCGATGTTAAGAAAGATTATCGCTTGATTGACCTTGAAAATATGCGAAGATATGGTGAGATTGACGAAGATGAATACAGATTCCACCATGACAAGATATTGAACACAAAAATGAGCGAATACTCACCCACTTATTTCAGCGAAGTCCCCGACGGTAGCGACTTCCCCGAAGGACACCCTTACCGCGATTTGTCCAGCGGTGAGATTGAAGCAAAAGCACGCAACTTCATGGACATGCTCGTAGGTTCGGGGCGACACATCGCTCAATTCAAGTCGCACCTACATCAACTCGGACTTCCTTACGAGGAAATCAAGAAATTGAAGATTCACGCGAAAGACATGGAGAATCTTCATGATATTATGCACGATGACGACCCTTACGGGGCGCTTGGAAAATACAGCGACGCTCAACAGAAGCGCTACAACCGAATCATGGAAACGGGTGTGTCCGCAGGCTACTTGAACAAACTCAACAAGGACTTGGTTGAGTTGCGCGAAACGGTTGAAGAAATCGGCATTGACCCAATTGACATTGCCGAGATGGGGATGCAATACGCCGAATCGGGTTTCACCACAGAAGGCTACAAAGACGCGTTCCAGCAAATGTTTAGCAAATACGGTGGCGATGTGGAAAAGGGTGCGATTCTCCGAGTGCTTCACGCTTGGCGCAGGTCAAACGAATCGCGCGCTAAGATTTTGGAGCGACAGCAGGAAATTAGAGAGCAAAACGAGCCGTTCTTCAAACACTACCAAATGTCAGCCGAAGAGCGCGAAAACCACGATTTGCAAAAGCAAGAGTGCAAGGCATGCGCTCCAAAGCATTTTTCTCATGAAGGTCCAAACAAAGACCATCCTCACTTGAATCGCGCTTCGCCCTATGTAATGGGGCGCGTGTATATGCCACAACTCAACATGCGATGGGATGCAGAAGCGCGAAAGAGTGTTCCCATCAATCTTGCAAGCGGAGACAACTCGCTGTTGGAAATGGCGGCATTCATTTTCCATGACCACGATGAAGACGAATACATTGAAGATATGCTTCAAAAATACGGTCTTACTGACAAAGAGGGGGATGCTCTTACCGATGATGAAATTGATGCGCGAGGAGCGAGGCTGAAAAGCGACTTGATTAAGAAAATCAATCGCGCAATCATTGACCCCTCAAATCCACACCATCACAGGGCTGAATTGATTGACAAAGAGTTCGGCGTTGACATGCGCGACAGACCGCTCCGCTCCCGCGGATTTGCACGAAGAACGCCAGCGCAACGACAGGCTTTGGGAGTGATTCATCCTTCCGCGTTCCTCAACGATGCACAGCGAGAACGAACGCGATTGCAACAGTTGCATACATCACAATTTGCTGGAATCATTGAAGCATTTGACATTCTCCAAGATGTGAAGAGCGGCGCGCTTACCGACGAGAAGGGGAAGCAGGTTGACTTGGCGTCGCTTAAGTCAAGGAAGAACCGACGCGAATTTGTTCGTAGCATGTTTGGTAAGCAGAACGAAGCGTCGCGTAAAGAAAATACGCGCAAGCGTGTGCAAGCATTCGCCAATTACTTGCGTCAAGACTTTGACAACTTCAAAGACTACGAGGCTGATTACAAAGAACGATACGACCAGCGCATCAAGAACGGCGACTTGAACGAAAAGGTAAACCCCGAAGGCAACAAAAAAGTGCGGAAAATGAGAAAGGAGATGCATAAGCAATTTGCTGAAGACATTACCAATTCACTCAACCGTCTAAAATCAAAGAACATGTCGCTTGCCAAGAACGGCAAAGCGGGCGACAGGCATGTTGAACTCTCTCAAGCCGACTTCTTGCTTCACAACATGAGGGCTAACAAACTCAACATTTCACTCGGTGGACAAGCCAATCAAGTCGTTGATGTAAAACCACCAAAGCGCGAAGGCGACACCTACAAACTCATTCTCAAGGAACCTTTGCAGAACGACATTTACGCGAGCGAAGCGACAGCAAAGGATGGCACACCGATTGACCGGACTGAACTGCAAATCACCGACAAAGACCACAGCAACAGGGTGTTGTCGTTTGACATGAAGTCCAAGCACATGCTGGACGCGCTTGACGGCAACATTGACGATGTTGGCGACTTCATCAAGTCCTTTGAGAAGAAAGTCAAGACTGCATCATCGCGCGCTGAACGATTGGCGAACGATGTTGATTTCAATCAACACCGAAGCCAAATGGCGTTTGGTGCATTCCTCAAGGCTGGTAAAGAACTCATTGCTTTGACGAAAGAGAAAGACAGCAGGGCGCTGTTTGACAAGTTGAGTTCTTTGACGCGCGAAGTTTACACCGACGCTGACGGACGCCCGATTGATGATGTGTTCATGGCTGATGGTTTCGGCAACGAGCATCGCAGTTTCATGTATCGCCCCGACACTTACCTTACGGGCGAGTTGGGGCAGACGGGTGGAACAGGTGTTGCTTGGTTTGACAATCACCGATTGGGTTACAAGTTGACAGATGCGGAAGAATTGCAAGCGTTGAGCCTCAAACACAACGGCGTGAAACTCGGCAAAGAACAACTTAAGATGGCGAAAGACGCCTTCCACAACGCTGAATACGCGCCGTTTCAAACTGAGAACGAGGAAGAACTCATCGGTGAGTTGAGCGAGGAAGAAAAAGAAGCGGCTGAACAAGAAGAAGAAACCGGCGGCGGCATGGCTGAACACAAAGTGCGCGAACTTATTCAGCGTCAAGCCTTTGACATGGACGGCAATCAACAACATTGGGTGCGCAACAGCGCCACGGGTTGCGGTCTTTGCGGAGGCAACGGTGTCATTCCGATGGACGAAGCCATTGCGTTCATTCAAGCCCATCATCCTACGCTTTCGGGCGTCAATCCGAACAGTCAGCAAATGAAGGACCACATCGCTCAACACTTGCGACCCGCGGGAAAGAATGTTGGGCAATTTGAGAATGTGTCGGGTAAAGAACCTCACGAGTTCAATGGAGTTGCTTGCCCCGAATGTGACCAAGAACACCCCGACTCTAATTGCGGTCGCGTCTCCGACGGTATCTGCGCGCATTGCCACGGGTCGGGTGAACTTGACCCCGACCGTGTTGATGATTATTTCGCTGGCTACACCGACGAAGACGGCAATGTTTACCACGGTAAGAAGCAAAGTCCCCATTACGGTGAACACTACGACGAAACTGCACTCAACAGCATGATTCAAGAGCGGCTTCGCCAAGAAGGCGTAGGTAAGACTGCCAAGTCAAACTTCGCGGCGCAAATGCACCGAGATGCTGTCAAGCGCGGACTCATCGCACCAAATACGAAACTGAAATACATTCAAAATCTCAACAAGGAGCGCTACGCCAAGAAGCCGAAAATCAACAAAACGCGCGAAGACTTTGATTTGGAGTCTTACAGGCGTTCAACTTCAAAGTTTGAGTCGGACTTTTATGGCGCTGATGGAGAAGAAGAGACATCGCCAATTGATGACGCCATGCAACAAATCACCGGACCGTCGCTTGAGTTGATGGATGGTGAGGACAAAGCCCACCACGCAAATGTTATCATGGAGCGTGCGAAACTGATGGCGAAGCAAGCGCTGTTACACGGCGCAAGTCAAGAAGACATTGATGAGCAAATGAAAGTCCTCATGGCGCACGAAGCGAAAGGCGCGCTCGCTCGCGGTCACAACAATCCAAATCACAAAATCATCAAAGCGTGCAACAAACTGCATGAGTTAGCAACGATGAAGTTTGCCAAGAAAGGCGACACGAACAAAAGAGGGAAGTTGATTGACCGTTTCGGCGTTGATGAAGATTCAAATGTCACTTCACCCAATGTTGTTCACGAAAAATTGCACTATGTCAACGGGCGATGGTTGACCGATGCAGAGAAAGACGAAGGGTTGTTTGTCCCATACAGCAATGCGCGCCCACATCTCAGCATTCGCGATTTGAAAAACATGTTCGGACATTCAAAGCAACTCATTGGAGCGCTCAACCGCTATCTTGAGGACAGCGACTTTGACCCCGAAAAGGGAGAAGCGATAATGCAGTTGGTCGCGGCGAATAAAAAACCGCTGGTTCAAAAGCAATTGGGTGGCATTTCGCATCCCGATTTGGATAAATTGTATGACGAGTTCCATGCAAGCGAAGACGAGCGTGAACATCAAAATGTGAGCATGGAAGAGCCAATGACCACTTGGGATGCAGGTCTGCTTGACGAGATGCACGCCGCTGGTGTTTCACCTTCAAAAGTTGAGGAATACTTCTCGCTTGAACGCGACAAAGACGACCCAATGCGCTTCCGCAAGAAGAGAAAGGGCTTGAACGAGGATTACAACAACGCAATTCGCGATATTGTTCAGCCGATGTTTGTTGAATACGCAATGCTTTCAATGGTCAAGAAGTTCCTTGAATCCTACGACGATATTTCACACCCCAACTTCCACAAGAAAGTCGTCGCCGCGATGAAAGAGGAAGGTCGCACAGCCGATACGCGTCTTGATGTGAACAATTTCTTTGAAATCACGCGTATGCGAGGCGACTTGCAGAAGTTTGCTTACAACGAAGCGGCGCGCATGTTTGGATATGACGACTACGAGGACTTGGAAAGCAAGTTGAACATGACGAAGCAAGCAAAAGACATGGGCGATGAACGCGTGAGTGGCTTTGATTTCAAGCAGGCGGCGTTGCAAAACGCGAAGGTCATCAAGAGCAAGAAGCAAGCATTGCCGATGGACGCGCAACAACTGTATCAACAAAGTGTTGCGGATAAATTGTCATTGGACCCCGACGCTCAAATGGCAGACGCAAACATTGTTGCGCAGATGGAAGAGATGGCGCTTTACCGACACTACCCGAATTGGATGCGTGCGCAGGCGATGACCAACATCATGGCAGAAAACGGCTACGCTGATGCAAGCGAATTTACGGATGCTCTCAACAAGGGCAAAGTGCCGAAAGAAGTGATAGCGCAAGTTAAAGATGTGAACAGCAAAGCGAGGATGTTCCACCCAACCCTCGCTTGGGCATCCTATGACGACATGGAAGAGTTTGACGCGAGAGCGCACAAGCGAGAAGATTCGGGGAAGTTTGACCAAAGCCAAGAACGCAGGCAAGCGGAATTGGGTATTGGCGCACAAGGACCTCTGCCTCCACGACAAATCCCTGTTGGTATTCAACCGACGGTGGGTCCGCAACCGCAACCGCAACCGCCAATAGACCCCAACTACAACCCAACTGCACCTCAAGCGCCGATGATGGGAACGAGCATAAGTGATGTGAGACAAAGATTGCCTTCGCAAGCCGCTAATTTCCCCGAACGCTTCCCGCCACTCCCCGACGAGGATTCTCAATAATCTTGAACTCTTATGATAATAAGAATAAATTACTATTGTTATAATAATAATATAAGAATAGTAAGAATAGGGTGAATGAATACGCTTATGTAGCGCACGCGTTGTCGCGTAGCAAGGAGGAATTGAACATGCAAGGTAGCCCCGCCCCCTCTAACACCGACGAATTACGCATCTTAGGACTGATTTCATTCGTCAGCATCCTCGTTGGTTGCGCGATTGCTGTTTTTGACGCCAGCCTTTGGTTGCGCGACGAATCAACTTACACAAACGCGCTCACTTACACGATGGGTGCGTTTACTTTGCAGGGAATGGCGTATTTCATTTACAAAATGTTGGCTCAAGACAGCATGGACCAGCGCGCCATTGTCTCTAACATGCAACGAAACATGACGCGCACCATGCAAGCGCAACAAATGAAGTTCGCGCAGAAGCAAATGGAGATGGAAATTAAGAAACAAGAGGTCGCGTTCGCCAAACAGATGGAAGATTTGGAGAAAGACCCCGAAGTTCAGCAATACCTTGCCTTGATGGAAGGGGGTGTGGACGAGAAGTCCTCAAAATCACCGCAACACAAAGCGAAGAAGGACGCACCAATTAAGTTAGGAGCGACGAGAAAGCGTAATCCCGACGGGACATACGCGAAAAAAGAGTGATGAAGCATGGGATGGCTGTTCAAAACACCGAGCGACGATGCCACCGAGGCAACGCTACGCGCTTTGCACACCCAAAACACACTTGATACCTACTACGAACGCGGCAAAGCACTCATTCTTTGTGTAATTGTCGGCTTTTCAAGTGCTTTAGGCGTTTCATACTTTGAACAACTTACCGATGTGAGCATTTGGGAAAACACCGTGGAGTGGCTTTACAATAAAGTGCGAAGTTGGGTGAGTTGAATGGTAGCGACATTCGCCGGTAGCGCGCTCATGGGAGCGGTTGTTTACGGTCGTGAACTTTACAACTTCCTCAAACCGCGAAGAATCGGTGTTTACGGACCAACACAGGTTGGAAAGACGACACTTGACCAATTTATGCGGACTCCCGGCGAAATGGACGACATTGAACACCGAACAATGCACCCAAAACGCCTCATGGGTGGCGGTTATGTGCTTCCTCAAGCGTCGCGAAAGCGTCTTCGCTGGCAAGGAGAGAAAAGAGTGGTCCATTCCGCCGATATTGGCGGTCAACAGCGCTTTTGGAACCTGTGGATTGACGACATGGTGGACCGGCAGGTGGAAATCGTCGTGTTCATGACCGATACGCGCGTCCTCAAAGGGCAAGGAGCGCAAGTTATTGACGCCGTTGGCGGTTTTGAGTTCCTTGTTGACGCTTTGATTGATAAAAGATGGAAATATCGGTCGTTAAAGTCGCGATTGAAGGGAAAACGCTATGCTCCGAAGCAAATTTGGCTGGTTGCGAACAAAGCGGATGAGTGGTGGGATGATAATGCGAACATTTTGTGGCAATCTAACCGTTTGCGCGAGCATAAAGTGTTTGATGTGCATCGTCCAGCCATGCGCAGGCTCCAAAAAGCGGGTATTCCGTGTCGCGTAAGCATGATGGCGACGAAAATCGGCTGGAATGTTGAAAAAACGATGATTGAGATGCTAAGTTGGTGATGAAATGCTTGGAAATACACCCCAAAATGACCTATTACGCCTTGCCGCACAGACTCAAATGAGCCTTGCGCAGATGCAACAACAGGCTTCTGCACAAGCCGCAATGACCAATGCAAGCACGCATATTGAGGTCCCGCAGGTCAATTTTTACCCTTCTCGCCACCAAAACCCGAAAAAAGCGCGAAGAAAGGACATTAAACAGGCTTACAAGTTGCTCACGCCGACAAAACGGTCCATTTTCTCTCCAAAACGCGCTTGGGGAGGCAAATATCGCTACAATACCAACACAATGCGTTGTTGCGTGGACGGTTGCGATGTTGAACACCTTCTTCGCATGGCTGGAAACATCTATGAGCAGATTGTTGACGAAGAAACGGGTCAATCGTTGTGGGATATTTACTTCAAAAACCCCGTCACAGGTGAGGTTGAAGCCTTCGTAGCGCGCGAAAAAGTGACCAGCGGACGCCGTTTGAGGGCTACATATTGCCCCGAACACCTTCATTTGTATCATCTTTTGACAAAATGGGAGCGTGAAGACGAGGCAGAAGAGGAAGCGAACAACGGAACGCTCAAAGCAAAGTTGCGAAAAGGCGTATCCACGGTCGCTGTTCCCGTCACCGCGCTGAAAAAGAAGGACAATACCCCTCCAATTCTCGCAAAATACGAGCAATTCTTCGCGATGTTGAAGCAAGACAACATCCCCATCACTCATTTCACCAATTCCGCGACGGGAATGAACGACTTGGTGATGGTGGTGTTTGATATGCGTCAATTCCAAGCAGGGAACAACACAAAATTGCTTCACGATGCACTCGCTATGCATCAAATGCAACAGCAAAGCGCTCCATTACCTTTACCGCAACAACAAAATGAGGGTAGCGCTTGAGGTGGTATCATGGCGTGGTGGTCAAATAATCAGCAACAACCCGCGCAAAACACGGGTGCATTGAATCTTGGTTTGCCGAACGGACAACAACAAGTGCCTCAAAGCGCCCCTTACGGTGCATTCGGCGCTCAACAATACCAAAACCCCTACGCACCTCCGCCCCCACCAAGTGAAATGGACATTTTGTCGTCCATGATTACGAGTAATCCCCTCCTTGACAAGTGGTTGTCGGACAACAACGGCGCGAATTTGAACATGTTGATTGGTTTAATTAGCAATGTCGTCGCAGTTTCTTTCTCCACCATGCTCTCAAGCGCGAAATTGAAGGAAACTGACGACGGATTTGTCTTTGATTTCAGCGGCGTTCAAGGAATGCCGACGGCAGATAGCGTCGCCATGACTCAAAGTCAAATTCTCAACGCCGCTTCCAACAATGTTCAGCAAATGAACATGCAATTTCAACAAATGGTAGCCATCGCGAACCAATCAACCATGCAAGGCATGCTGGATAGTGCGCTCGCAGACCCCGGAATGGTGCAAAGCGTCGCTCAAGGTGGCGGAACATTCCTTCGTTCCGTCTTGACAGGGAGGTCTTGATATGGACATGGGTTCCCTTTATGGCGCTGTTAGCGACATGACCAACTTGCGAAAATCAGTTGTTGTGGACATGATTATGGTCCAAGTCATCAGTTTGACGCTTGGTTGTTTCCTCATTCTCGCGTTTTCCGGTCCATCTATGGAATCGCGACAATTGACTTGGCTACTCGGCGCTCTTTTCTTCTTTTTCAGCATGTCGGGCATCGTTTACCGACGCCTCTCCGCTCAAGGTTGACCATTTTCCTACGGGACACTCGCTACTCGCGAGAATTGTTTTTGTCTTGATGAAACAACCGCAAAGACTGCAACGGTCGTTCCTTTTTTCGGGGCAAGTCAAGCAAATGTTGTAGCGCCTTTCTCGTTCTGTGAGGCTCACCTTGTTGTTTTGGAGCATGTCCATCGCGGCGCGTGAAAGACTCTTGGCGGTGTCGCTTGTAAGAGGAACACCCATTACTTTGGGTGCGCGACCAAGTTTCTTCCTCATGGAAACACTCTTTTGCTACCGCTACTTGGTCTTTGCTATGGCGGAGCGTATCACGCGAGCGTCTTGCAAGTTTTGTCAAGACGATGGGCGGGACTCGTTGGAAGAGATGATGAAGGCTGGAATCATCACCGCAAAACAACTTGACAAAGATATGGATTGGCGCGAGGGAACCGCTGACCGCCACTTTCGCAATCACATGGGCGAGTATCACATGGGGAGCAACAGCGATTGTGGGTTTTGCACATCACCACAGCGTGAAAATCTTGAGATGGCATATTTCAACGGCGCGATGAGTGCTGATGAGATAGCGTTGGACATTCAAATCCCCGAATCCAGCGTTTATCATCACATCAAACACCACCTCAAACCAATCGTGCAAAAGGGTGCGGCTGACCTCATTATCGTTGAAGCAGGGCATGAAATGGATGCTTTGCGCAACAATTTGTCGCGAATCAATGGCGAATTGGGTCATTTTCTTGACGATGCCGACCGCAACGACCCACAATATGTTCGCAACATCGTTTCGCTTCACAAAGAGGTGCGTGAAACGGTCAAGGACATTATGCGCGTGCAAGAGCGCGCGGCTGGCAACGCCAGCGAAACAATGAACGCTCAAACAATCAACATCCTCAAAGTTGAATTAGCGAAAGAGTCGCCCGAAGTATGGGCGAGGCTTCGCGGCAAACTCATGGGGAGTGATGATTGATGGTTGGTGGACCCGAAGGAAGCACAGCAGGTCTTCGCTACAATCCTCGTCAAAGTGCAGAAGAATTGGAGGACGACTCCAATGTTGGGCGTGAGGACTCCGAAGAGCGCGCACTACACGATGCAAAAAAGCGTGAGAAGCAAGAGAAGCGTGCGAAGATGATGCAGGGTCTTCAACACATGAAAATCAAGATACCTCAAAAAGACCCCGAAGATGAAGAAGATAGCGACATGAAACAACAGGCTGAACTCGGTCAAATGACGGGGCAGGTTGGACAAAGCGAGGCTATTGACGGAGCAAACCCGAACGCCAGCGGTCTTGGTGCAAACATCATGCTTTCTTCCGACTACATTGACGAAGCCTTTGAAATGATTCTCAAAAGAAAGGAGAAGCCTTCCTTTGACAGCGATAAGCCGCAAAAAACGACGACGATTGAAACGGTTCGCGCCCGTGACCGAGCAAAAACAGGAAAGAAGCGAAGGTCGCGCAAAAATGTCACCGTTGAATCTCAAAAGCGCAGGCGACGAAGAAAGGGTAGTGGCGTGCCTCTCAAGGCTGGAAATGTAAGGTCGCCAGCCTCCATGACAAGCATGGCTTCTGCGCGCGCAGGCTACATGATGAGTCCCGGCTACACCTACCGTCAGCGAACCGCGCCTGTGCGATTGACACAATCAACGGGTCGCTCACGCGCAAAAGCCTCGTATCCCGACCCGCGACAGCGTGAGGCTGAGGCGATGCGACAACAGGTTCGTCAAACGCAACCAACGCAGGACATTACACCACCTGTTCCGACAATCACACCTCAGTCTCGTTTAACTCGCGGTCCTCGTGGTCGCGGTCGTGCGAAACCTCACACCAAAGCCATGCGACAACCACGCACAGCATCCACACCAATGGGTCAAGAGATGACAGAAGAAACCTCTCTTGCTGACTCCATACTTGCCAAAGGACGACAAAAGGTCAATCTTGGCATATCCGCGCGTGATAGGCTTGAGTATCGCAATTTGATTGACAAACTCAACAAATTGTTGCGTGAAATGATGCGCAAGGGGGACAAATCAATGGAAGGTGCTGACCGAGGCTCTTCACCAAACTCATCCGGTGGACTCACATCAAACCCAACAGGTGCGACTGAAGCAGACCCCGACGACGATGCAACCCGTTGGGGCGCTCATGCCTACGACCTCTATGTCAGCCGAGGTGGGTTAGCGTGAGCGACCTTATCCTCAAGGGTAAGGGCGTTTACTACATGGACGAAGACGGTGTTATGCACCCTATGTCCTTCCCGCCCGAACATTCACCACATGACAAAATTTCTCACTTTTACATTAACTCCATGACGGGCGAGCCGTTCGCGGAGATTGCACCACACCTTCGTCAGTTCCCCAAAGAAAAAGCCGCGATGATTTTGGCAAAAGAAATCATGGAAGGTGGCTACACCGACGAAAACGGTGTGCGACGCAAACCGACTACCGAATCAAACGCGTTGAAAATGGCAAAAGAAATCTTCAACGCTTCTGCTATGCGCTTCAACAAAATCAAGCGCGATAACGGCGACGACTTTCACACCGTTCCTATTCCTTTTGATGAAAACGGGAGACTGCACCCCGATTACATGAACAACCACTACGGTGCGCATCAGTCCCGCCGTGTTCCTACTGCGCAACGACAGACGCGCACAGAAGACGGGCAACTCATCAACAATCACGCGAACAACAAAGCGCACCCTACGCTCGGTGTGCATCTTGAATCCGCGGCATTCCACACACACAAAGAGTTCCTTGATGAGATTGAAAGGCGGGGTATTGACAGCCAATTGGGTGCAAAACAGAATGTGATTGAACCACAGCAAATCACGGGCGGTGTCACGCGCCGATATTCATCCAACGAGAAGGACCCAACATCCAAAGAAAACACCACCTTTCCGTCTCACTACGCTGACCAGCACATGCAAACTGCCGCTTACGGTCAAGTGTCACCAATGTCAATTGTGGGCATCTTGGCTCAACGCGCACCCGACCTGTTTAGTCCAAGCACGAAAGGCGGTATGTCATCAGCGGTCATGCGAAACCTCATGGAGACGGGAATTGACCAACCTACGGCAAGAGCAATGGCTCGCGCACCTATCAATCAGTTGCTTTACGGGCGAGGTAAAGATGGCTCCGCAACAGGGTTGCGAAATGCCATGACAAATATGCGTTCAGCCATTGGCATTGAGGACAACCCCGAAATCCTCCAAATGTATCGCGAACATCGCAGTCATTTTGCACCAATGGTGAGAGGGGGTGACCGCGGGCGCAATCAAGCCGCCATTGAACTCATGGCTATGCTCAAGACTGCCGAAGAGTTGGGCATTGAGCCAAGAGCGTATTCAAGTTCAAGCGCACCACCGCCGAGCATCGCTGAAAATTATGTCAACATTGCATCGGGGCAAGCGCGCCAAATTGACTTTGAATCGCTTGGTAGCGCTGACGGCATGCATGAAATGCGAGGGAAGGTCAACAACAACTACGAACACCTTCACGACTCATTCCCGCCTCACCTTAGCGGCGGTTCCGTAGGCGCTGTTCAACAGGATGCTGAACCCCTCCTTCCACCTCAAGAAGCAATCACCACGGTTCCTCAAGATAACCAAACTCAAGAACCACTTGAAGGCGACCCTCTTTCTCCATTCGGAGGTTCCGCAGAATTGGCAGGTTTCAATCCGTTCCCTCAAGGTAAAGAGTTTCAAATGTCCGATGACGACCCGATGGGCGTTATCGCGACCATCATGGAGCGTGTGCAATTGCACGACGCTGGAGGGTCATTGCTCATGAAATACGACCCGATGGATTCCTACGACATGCAACGACTGAGCAAGGAAGTTGGTATGTCAAGTATTGATGTTCGCGCGATTGCAATGTCGCTCGGTGATTGGGGTGTCATTGCGAAATCCTTTAACACTACGCACAGCGTGGTTCGCGCTATCAAGAGGTCTTGCGGAGGCGCTTTGAATGGTTGAAATGTGGGAAATTGAATGGAACAGTAGCATGATTCAGCATGGCGCTGACTTGGGAACGATGGAATTTATCTTCGCGAAAGGCGGCACGCTTCGCGATTTCAACTATGTTTTACTCAATCAAAATGACGACACTTGGGAACCCCTCATCAAGGCTGTTGCTGAACGCGACAACTCTCACCCCGATATTATCCGCAAGCAAGCGGAGGAACAACAGCCATTCTTCATGCAAAGCGGACAACAAGGCGCTCAACAGTTCATGGGAACAGGCGTTCGCAGTCCTCGTGAGGCTAACAGACAATTCAACACAGCACAGCGAATGCAGAATCTTGCAAATTATCATCAAAACCCATCTGCAATGAACGCAATGCGTGCTGGAAAATACGGTGCGGCAATGGGTCGCGGCATCATGGAAAGTGCAAGTGCGGCCAAAAACTTCGCGCAAAACACAGCCATGCCTGCCATGCAACGCGCTGGTGCGGCGACTAAGGATTTCGCGCAAAACACAGCCATGCCTGCTATGAGGGCTGGTGCAGGTATGGTTGCGGCTGGTGCAGGTATGGCTGGTCAAGGTATGCGAGCCGCTGGTCAAGGTATCGCCGCGACTGCTGGCAAAGCACGCAATTACCTTTCGCAAAAATTCCCCGGCGTCAAACAACGCATGGGTCAATTCATGCAGGGTGTGAAGAATGTTGGCAGAGAAACTGCTGATTTCGCGCGCCACGGAATAGATGCATACTTAGGTGAAAAAGACGCTACGGGTAAGAGGCAAGGCGGCGTGCGTGAACGAAATGTTATGCAACAAGGGAACCGAAATGAAATGGACCGTCTAACAACCAGCGAACAACAAAAAATTAACCGCGAAAAGCAACGCGCCACAGGATTAGCAACTCCGCAACTGCGCGCTAACGCGGCGGCTGAGGCTCAAAAGCGTCAAGAAGCCATTGATGCGCGACAGAAGAAATTGACTGCGGATATGAAACAAAGAGGACCCACTACGGGTTTCGGTGGACTGCGCGAACAAGTCCGAAGATTGTCACAAAAGCGCAAGGATGCAAATCAACCCGAAACTGCACTTGACCCCGCAATCTTTGATGCGGCGTCTCTTGTTGATGAACAGATGGAAGAAGGTCCAGCCGAAGCGGCAATGGCTGACTCCACGATGCCTGCTGGCGATGAGATTACTGAGGCTGACCTTGACCTTGACACGCCAACCACGGAGATGCCTGCGCCCGAAGCGGGCGCGCCTCAACCTGTTGAAGAAGCACCTCCGATGACTCGTGGTCAAGAACTCGCAATGGGCGCTCTAAGAGCGGCCAAGTATTCGGGTGCGGAGAATGACCCGTCAAAGTATCGCGGCTCAACACAGACGCAATACGGGGATGTAAGCGGTTTTGATTTTGAGAACATGCGTCATGAGGACTTGCAAGGTAAGTTCAAAATGCACATCCCTAAACAAAAGGCGATGTTTGAATACCTCGTTAATGAATTGGGTCTTTCGCCTGCGGAAGCCGCGAAGGAAGTTGAGACGACTGAGGTTGAAGTCCCCGATAATGACGAAATCACGGAAGATGATTTGCTCCTTGAGAACCGAACTCTTCTCTCAGAAAACAAGTATGAGGTCAAAGGTTGGGACGCGCTCTTGAAGCGATTGGATGTTAGGTGATGATGTGTGGAAGCGTTGTCCCTTGAAGCAATAGAGGAAATTGACTTTGAGGTAGCGAAGCGCGACTTTCAGTTTTTCTTTGAGCAAATTCTTGGGTTTCAACTCTCAAATCACCACGGCAAATGGTTCAACAATCTTGAGTCGCATAAGCGCTACTGTGTCAAAGCCGCGCGTGACCACGGTAAGTCAACGCTGTTTCTCGGCTACATGCTATGGAAGACGGCGTTCAATCCGAAGACGAAATCCGTGTTGATTTCACACAGTTTGCATCAGTCCATCCACCACATGCGCACACTCAACGACTTGATTGACAGCGTGCCGTTTCTCGCCAAGATGAAGAAAAACGATTCGTGGTCAAAGACCTTCTTCGGTTTTACCAATGGTTCTAACATTAGCGCGAAGTCAGTTGGTGGTGCTATTCGTGGTATCCACCCCGACCTCATTCTTTGCGACGACATTCTGTGGGGAACGACGGACACCGAACTCGCGCGTGTTGCTTCTTGGTTTTACGAAGTCCTTGTGCCAACGCTTCACCACACATCCAAACTCATGATTGTCGGCACGCCGTTTACGCCGACTGACCTTTACACGGAGTTGGAAAGCAGGGAAGGGTATCTCGTTGAAACCTACCCTGCTATCAACGCGAAAGGAGAGGCTCTATGGCCGGAGCGTTGGGACTTGGAGTCGCTTGATGCGCGTCGCAACGACATGCCTGCTATCGCATTTGCTCGTGAATATCTGTGTGAACCGATGGACGATGTGAGCAGTCTGTTCCCATCCACTATTCTCCAAGCCGCAAAGGACACCTCACTCAAGTTGATTGAGCGCGAAGTGGGCGACCCCGACGACCAATACTTCATCGGTTGGGACCCTGCTATTTCGTCCGACCGCTCGGCTGACTATACCGTCATGGTCGTGCTTCGTCGCCCATCCACCAATCCCGAACTGCTTGAGTTGGTTCACGCGATTCGTAAGAAGAACATGGACTTCCGCACACAAATCATGGAGATTCAGCGTTTGAATGCGAAGTTCAACCCCGATGTGATTGAACTTGAAGCAAACAACTTCCAGCGTGTTTTCGCAACTGAGTTGCGCGCTGATACTGACCTCCCAATCAAGACATTCATTTCCACACGCCAACGCCGTGAGTCGCTACTCATGGGTTTGGTGTTGCGTTTTGAGAAAGAGCAAATCCGTTTGCCGTGGGGCGACGACCGTTCCCGAACGCTAATGTCCGAACTTGAGCGCGAACTGCTCATGTTCGGCATGAGCAAAAAGGGACGGCTTGACAGCATCGGTCGGCACGATGACTTTGCTATTGCGCTCGCATTAGCACATTGGGCAACAACCGAGTTCCGCGAACGCATCGTGGACTTGGATGAAATCATGGAGGGGTTGTTGGATTGATTTATCCGTTTGAAGATTGGGGTTTTTGAGATGGATTGGTGGAAATTGTTGAAAAACATGCCTCTCGGAGATGAGGGGCGCGACGGGCGAAAAGTGCAATGCCCTAAATGCGAACGCTATTTTTACGGCGAAAACGGTTTGAATAATCACCATTGTCAAAAACCTATGAACATGCGCGCACCTATCACCCCCGATGAAAGACGAGCGATGAATCAATTCCTTCAAGGATTTATGACTGAACAGCCAAGCGGTGATGCTAATTGCCCCGCTTGTCAAGGGAAGGGGAACATAGAGGGCGACCCTTGCCCTGTTTGCCGAGGTGGTTGAGATGAATTGCGAATGTGATTTGTGCATTGGAACTGATGCCGCGTTTGGGTATCTTGAAAAGAAATTGTGTCCCGCTGGTAAAGCGGCGGCAAAGCGGAAGTTCAAAGTGTATCCGAGCGCGTATGCGAACGGTTGGGCGGTTCAATACTGTCGCGGCAAGTTCCGCGGGAAAAAGAAAGGAGGGAAGAAGAAATGATTCCTCTTGAAGAAGCGTGGGCTTTGATGAAAGCCAAGAAAGACGCGCCGAACTATCGCAAAGCCACAGGTCCGAAGAAGTGTGGCAACTGTAAAGCGTGGAACGATTCAGCGACAGAAGACCCTCAAACAGGCTACTGCAAGTGGTATGATTTCACTTGCAACAGGGACTATACTTGCGATGCGTGGGCTGGAAAATGACGGTTGAGAAGAACTTGAAGAAGGATAATAACGACGGACACGGTTATCCTTGTAGGTTTTGTAATAGCGGCAGGGTGGCTCAATACAATGCTTGGTTTCCCGAACCGAGGTGTCAAGAATGTTTCAACAATGCGGCAGAAGAGTTTTTACCGTCAAAAGATGAATTGGAAGAGCAATTAAATCAACCTCGCTATGACCCTACATTTCAACAAAAAAACACAGGCGAACCAATGGACCTTGCCTATGACGCAATTAGAAAAAACTTGAACCGTTGGTTCAAGGAGAAGTGGGTGGATGTTTCGCGCACAGGTAAGGATGGTAAGCATCCTCCGTGTGGGCGAAGCAAAGCCAAGACTTCCTCAAAGGGCTACCCCAAGTGCCGCCCATCCGTCAAGGTATCAAGCAAAACGCCCAAGACCAGCGGTTCTATGACCTCCGGTCAAAAGCGCGCTGCAACCAAGCGTAAGCGTTCTAAGAAGCAGGGCGTAGGCGGTAAACCAACTATTGTCAAAGCGATGGATGATGCATGGGGGTATCTAAAATGTACTTGACTGAGGAAGATATTGTAAAGATGACAGATGAAGATTGGGAGGATGTATCGTTTTGTTCTTGTTGCTCGCCATTTCAAATAGCCACCGCCGTACTCAAAGCCAAAAAGAAAAGCAAGCCATTTCACGGTTACAACAAAAACAAACACGCACGAACAGGTGGTTTAAGCGCAAAAGGGAGGCGCGCGGCGAAGCGCAAAACAGGTGCGAATTTAAAGCGACCCGTAACAAAGAAGCCAAGCAAACTCAAAGCAGGCGGTAAAGCAGCGGGGAGAAGAAAGTCATTCTGCGCGCGGATGAGTGGAGTCAAAGGTCCTACATCTAAGAAAGGAAAATTGACACCGAAGGGTGCTGCGCTGAAAAGGTGGAACTGCTGATGGAAGACTGGTGGCTTCTTCTCAAAAAAGACCCGCGACTTGAACGCGCGGGTGTTGAAGGTTTCAACAAACCAAAGAAGACCCCCGACCATCCTAAGAAATCACACATAGTTGTCGCTAAGGTAGGTAGTAAAGTGAAGACTATTCGCTTCGGTGAACAAGGCGCTAGCGTAGCGGGTAAACCAAAAGCAGGAGAATCCGAGAGGATGAAAGCGAAGCGTAAATCATTCAAGTCTCGACACCGAAAGAATATAGCGCGCGGTCCAATGAGTGCTGCATATTGGGCGGATAAGGTGAAGTGGTGATGATTGACTTGACTAACTTGAATGAGATGATGATGAATCATCCTTTACTCATCAAGAGCAGAGAGATAGAAGATGTCAAAATCGAAACGCAACTTAAGCGCTCTTTACCCGACGGTGGTTGGTTTCAGTCTATGTTTGGGCGTGGTGCAGAAGAACTCGTCAAAGATTTACGCATGGCTAGACGCGACCACAAAGAGATGAAAGAAGCAATAGACTACGCTATTGATGCGATTCGTATTGCTAAGAAACAAGAGGTTGAGGCTACATTACAGTCGATAGATTGGATTGGTAAGCACGAATCTACTGTTAGAAGTTTAGGTATAAGCGACAGAGATTTGCAGGCACTAAGAAAGCATGGTACATCTCGTGAGTACGCATTGCGTAGAGCATGTGTTCAATGGGAAAGAGCGAATGATGTCATCAGCAAACTGCTACTTATCGAGGGTGATTTTAATGATGAGCAAAGACAAATGTGGACTGACGCTCAGCAACTCAAAAAGAACTCAAAGAAAGAGTGGAGGAACACTTTACATTCTATTGATAACATCAAGAAAACAGATGCGGTATTCCTCACTAAGGCTGCGGCTATTTTAGAAAAGCGCGGTCCATTACCGTCTAATGAAATATTTGCTAGTATGGAGAAAACAAAGTTACTGACATCTAATCAACTAGGCTCTTTACTGAAAATACACGGTGTTGAGTATGACATAGAAAAGGTGGGTAGTAATTGGGGTATAGTGAGGG